TTATAACAGAGTCTTCAGTGTATAGAGCATTTCGATAGCATGACGCGGCGTCATGTTGTCCAGGTCCAGCTTTCCGAGCTTCTCGATGGCCGGATGCGGGAGGCTGGCAAACAGGTCGCTCTGGTGCGGAACGGCTGGCGCACCTTGCTGCAAGGCGGGTGTTTCGTGGGGCAGGCTGGCGGTTTCCAGCCGGCCGAGATGTTCGCGAGCACGCTGGATCACCGGCGACGGTACACCGGCAAGCTGCGCCACGGCCAGGCCGTAGCTCTGGCTGGCAGGGCCTGGCAGCACGTGGTGCAGGAACACGATGCGCTCGTTGTGCTCGGTGGCATTCAGGTGCACGTTGGCCACCAGCGGTTCGCTCTCCGGCAGTACCGTCAGCTCGAAGTAGTGGGTGGCGAACAGGGTATAGGCACGCAGCTGCGCCAGGCGCTCGGCGGCGGCCCAGGCCAGCGACAGGCCATCGAAGGTACTGGTGCCGCGGCCGACTTCGTCCATCAGCACCAGGCTGCGCTCGGTGGCGTTGTGCAGGATGTTGGCGGTTTCGCTCATCTCGACCATGAAGGTCGAACGGCCACCGGCCAGGTCGTCGCTGGAGCCGATGCGGGTGAAGATGCGGTCGACCAGCGACAGCTCGCAGGCGGCGGCCGGGACGAAGCTGCCGATATGCGCCATCAGCACGATCAGCGCGGTCTGGCGCATGTAGGTGGATTTACCGCCCATGTTCGGGCCGGTGATCACCAGCATCCGGGTGTTGTCATCCAGCGCCAGGTCGTTGGCCACGAACGGCGTGGTCAGCACTTGCTCGACCACCGGGTGACGACCTTGGCTGATGCGCATGCACGGCTCGTCGACGAAGCTTGGGCAGTTCAGGTCCAGGTTCAGCGCGCGCTCGGCAAGGTTGCTCAGTACGTCGAGCTCGGCCAGGGCTGCAGCGGTGTCCTGCAAGGGGGCCAGGTGGCCGATCAGGTTTTCCAGCAGCGCGTCGTAGAGCATCTTCTCGCGGGCAAGCGCGCGACTTTTGGCCGACAATGCCTTGTCTTCGAAGGTTTTCAGCTCTGGAGTGATGAAGCGCTCCGCGCCCTTGAGGGTCTGGCGGCGGATATAGTCGGCTGGCGCCTGCTCGGCCTGTTTGCTCGGCAGCTCGATGAAATAGCCGTGCACGCGGTTGTAGCCGACCTTGAGGTTGGCCAGGCCCGTGCGGGCTTTTTCACGCGCTTCCAGGTCGATCAGGAACTGCCCGGCGTTCTCGCTCATGGCCAGCAGTTCGTCCAGCTCGCTGTCGTAGCCGGTCTTGAGCACGCCGCCGTCGCGGATGACCGCCGGCGGGTTGTCGATGATGGCTTTTGCCAGCAGGTCGGCCAGCTCCGGGTAGGTGCCGGCGATGGCTGCCAGGCGCGCCAGGTGGGGCGCCTCAAGCTCGGCCATGGCGCTCTGCAGCTCGGGCAGGGCGCCGAGGGCATCGCGCAGGCGCGCCAGGTCCCGTGGACGGGCATTGCGCAGGCCGATGCGGGCGAGGATACGCTCGATGTCGCCGATTTCCTTGAGCTGCGGTTGCAGCTTCTCGAAGCGATAGCCGTCGAGCAGGCAACGAATCGAGCCCTGACGCGCCTGCAGCACTTTCAGGTCGCGCAACGGGCGGTTCAGCCAGCGGGTCAGCAAACGGCTGCCCATGGCGGTCTGGCAGCGGTCGATCACCGACTGCAGGGTGTTGTCGCGGCCACCGGCCAGGTTCACATCCAGCTCGAGGTTGCGCCGGCTGGCGCCGTCGAGCACCACGGTATCGTCCAGACGTTCATGCTTGAGGCTGCGCAGGTGCGGCAGGGCGGTGCGCTGGGTTTCCTTGGCGTAGCCGAGCAGGCAGCCGGCGGCGCCGATGGCCAGGGTCAGTTTCTCGCAGCCAAAACCCTTGAGGTCCTGGGTGGCGAACTGTTGGCAAAGGCTTTTGCGTGCCGAATCGCGATCGAAATCCCAGGGCGCACGACGGCGCGCGCCGCGACGTTTTTCCGCTGGCAGGCCCTGGGGCCAATCATCGGGGATCAGCAACTCGACCGGGTTGATGCGTTCGAGCTCAGCCAGCAGGTTTTCCCAGCCCTTGATCTCGAGCACGCTGAAGTTGCCGCTGGTAATGTCCAGCACGGCCAGGCCGAACAGGCGCTCGTCACCCAGCACGGCGGCGATCAGGTTGTCGCGACGCTCGTCGAGCAGGGCTTCGTCACTGACTGTGCCGGGGGTGATGATCCGCACCACCTGGCGCTCCACCGGGCCCTTGCTGGTGGCCGGGTCGCCGATCTGCTCGCAGATCACCACCGACTCGCCCAGCTTCACCAGCTTGGCCAGGTAGCCCTCGGCCGCATGGAAGGGGATACCGCACATGGGGATCGACTGGCCCGCCGACTGGCCGCGGGCGGTCAGGGTGATGTCCAGGAGTTTGGCGGCCTTCTTCGCGTCTTCGTAGAAGATCTCGTAGAAATCGCCCATGCGGTAGAACATCAGCTGGTCCGGGTGCTGGTTTTTCAGCTTCCAGTACTGCTGCATCATCGGGGTGTGTGCGGAAAGATCGCTCATTGCAAAAACTTGGCTCGCAGTGTCGTTGTAGACCAAAGGCAAGCGGGCAATGGTACAGGGATTTTGCCTGGGCTGCCGAGGGCAAACGGGCGGGCGCGACCATTTGTCCGTGCATATCCATGCATAACGGTGTTTGCATTCTATTTAAGTCCCCGGCATTATGCATTTTATGCAAAAACGCAACGTAGCATCCGTCCTCAGAGCACTGCTCGATCGCCACGGTCTCTCCCCCACGGAGCTGCACCGGCGTACCGGCGTGCCGCAATCCACCCTGTCGCGCATTCTCAGCGAGAAGATCGTCGATCCGTCCGATAAGCATGTGTCGAAGATTGCTGAATATTTCGGCGTCAGCACTGATCAGCTACGCGGTCGCGTCGAGCTCGGTGAAAGCCGCGAAGCCGCGCCCGCGCGCAGCCACGCCGAGTTGCGCGACATCAGCCTGTGGGATGACGACACCCCCGTCGAGGACGACGAGGTGTCCATTCCGTTTCTTCGCGAGGTCGAGTTGGCAGCAGGATCAGGAAGATTCGTCATCGAAGAAAGCGAGAAGGCCAGCCTGCGTTTTGGCAAGCGCAGCCTGCGCCACAATGGCGTGCAGTTCGACCAGGCCAAGTGCGTGACGGTACGCGGCAATAGCATGTTGCCGGTACTGCGTGACGGTGCCACGGTCGGCGTCAACGCCGGCAAGAGCGGCATTGGCGACATCGTCGACGGTGACCTGTACGCCATCAACCACAATGGCCAGCTGCGGGTTAAGCAGCTCTATCGCCTGCCTACCGGCATTCGCCTGCGCAGCTTCAACCGCGACGAACACCCGGATGAAGACTACAGCTTCCAGCAGATGCAGGAAGAACAGATCAGCATCCTCGGCCATGTGTTCTGGTGGGGCATGTACGCGCGCTGAGTAGTCCGTGCCTTCTGAAAACCCGCTTCGGCGGGTTTTTTTTCGCCTTCAGAAAACCTCACCAACCCAGGCAGATCAAGGCTTACATGCGTAGGTGCATTTTCCTATGCATAGATATTTCCACAAATGCATTGACTGCATATGCATCAATGCATAATCTTTGTCTCAAGCCGGTCGACACCGGTAGTGACAAAGGCAGCGATGAACAGGCCTGAACTGTTCAGAGGGTTGGCAACTGGCCCAGGTGTGCAGCGTAAAGCACCAGAAGCAGTTATCCGGCGGGCAGGTGGCCGCGGCCGGAGGAACAATTTGAAGCGGAGTCGCCCAGCGCACCAGTCGTGGCGGGCGGTTCGACAACGCATTACTGAAAAGCCTGGGGAGGCCGGGCTTTTTGGAATGCCGAGTTGAAAATAGTTCACCAGCGGTGGACGTCAGTGAGCGTGGTTTAGCCAATGCGGGGGATCAAATGAACTTTGAGACTATCAATGTGGGTGTCGCACCCACGGGCACCGGAGGGGACACTGTTCGATCCGGCTTTGAAAAGCACAATCGTAATTTCCAGCAATTGAACAGCTCGCTTAAGGACCGGGCATTTCAGGCAGATGGTTCCCTGCTACAGGGCTACTTGTCACGTGAAGTAGCCCAGGTTGGCCTAGGGTATGTCACTTCTTTCACCATCAAGACCAAAATTCCAGCCGGTGAGGCCAGTGCGCCGCTGCTCAAACTTCAGGGCTGTGCGTCAGGGTACACATCGCCGGTCACCATAGATCTGAGTTGGTACTTCTACCAGGGGGTGGTCAATTCCGGATTTGCCCTGGTAAATGCTACGTCGCCCTCACTGGCGACCTTGGGTTACTTTCCTGGCAGTTCGATGCAGATCATCGTCTATGCCGAAAATGGCCTGACCAATCTGTATATCAAGTTTCCGCTCAAGGTTTACTTGCCCAGGTTTGCGTTGAGCGTCATCGATACCGGCAACCTGAACATGCCGCTAGGTGAAGAAAAGGGCTGGACGATTACTGGTGATCTTCCAGCGCCTGCCAGCGGACTGGTCCAGTCCCCTCTGACCATTATCAATACTCTCAATACATCAAACTGCAAGGTCGGAAACGACGGCACGATCAAGGTGGCCTGAATGCGCGCAATCATTACCCTTCTCAACGACGGTACGGTCCACGACGTGACACCGGCAGGCGCCGCGCTGACGTGCGAACTCATCTCTACCGGTGTGTTCAAGGTGATGGGCAGTCAGGGGCTGGTGCCTTTTCCGCCTCATGGTGTTGGTTGGGGGTATTCCCTGAGCCAAATGGACGCCAAAGCAGATGTAGAGGTGACCTTTGACCATGCTTCAGGCGAATTGCATGTCAACCTGACCAAGGACGGTCAACCCTATCAGATGATCAGCACCTTGATGCTTCACGTCATGGCCCCGGACTTGCCGGAGTTGCCCGTGCCGCCTGCGCTCGCGGACTGATCTTCAACCATGTGTGCACGAGACTTCGTCAAAGGAGACAGGACAGTGACAAACGAGCAACAGACGTTGCTGGAAATGCCGATCTGGCTGGTAATCATCCTGGCGCTGCTGGGCGGGGTCTCTGGCGAGATGTGGAGGGCGGACAAGGCCGGAGCCCGAGGCTGGGCACTGTTCAGACGATTGCTGTTGCGCTCCGGCGCTTGCATGGTCTGCGGCGTATCGACGGTGATGCTGTTGTATGCCAGTGGTATGTCGATCTGGAGTGCCAGCGCTTTTGGCTGCCTGACTGCCATGGCCGGCGCTGATGTGGCCATTGGCCTGTATGAGCGCTGGGCAGCAAAACGATTAGGGGTAGGGGAGTCTGCTCATGATCCGCGACAGGATAGTAACCGTTGAAAAAGGAGCATTCCATTGAGCGAGCAACAGATGGCCGATCTGCTGACGGCTTTGCAACAACAGACTTCGGTCATGACCTTGATGAGCCAGACCATGGAGCGTCTGGCGCTGAGCAGCGAACAGTTGGTCACCCATTTCAAGAGTCTTGAACCGGACCCATCGGCACCGCTGTATCTGGATGGTACGTCGGCGGCTTGAATACGCTAGCACCCAACCTGCGTTAAACCTCTGACCCGTTTCGACGGGTTTTTTTATGTTCAAGGAGAACACTGTATGTCGATTCTTACTCAAGGCACTCAAATCTATGCGCTGGTTCCACCGGTAACCGGCACTGGGCCCGCCACCGTACTCGAGATCGAGCACGTCACGTCCTTCGAACCGGGCGGCGCCCCTGCCGAGCAAATCGAAGACACCAGTCTCGATGCCGAGGAGCGCAGCTACAAGAAAGGCCTGCGTACCCCGGGTACTGCGACCCTGGGGCTCAATGCCGATCCAACCAATGCCAGCCATATTCGTTTGCACCAACTCTCCGAAGCCAAAGGGGATACGGCTATCAAGTGGGTGGTTGGTTGGTCGGATGGCAAGGACATCGTTCCCACCGTCAACAGCAAAGGGGACGCTTTCGAACTGCCTGCCACCCGTACGTGGTTCGCCTTCGATGGCTACGTATCGGACTTCCCGTTCAATTTCGCTCTGAATACCGTCGTGACCACCTCGGTGACCATCCAGCGGACCGGCGGCTCGAGCTGGGTGAAGAAGGCTTGAAGGAGCATCCATGAATCTCAATCAACTCAAGGCTGTGGGTGGCATTGTCGATAGCCAGCGCGTGCGTAAGCAGATCAGTTGGCATCGGCACGACGATCTTAGTGGTGAGGAAACCACTGAGATCCTAACCTTGCATGTGCGTCGTCATTCATTCGGAGTAATTGAACGGCTTTTTGCCGTAGACGATCCGATCCAGAGTCGAAACGCACGCTATATCGCCGCCTCGGTCGGTTTGGGCGAAGAAGGTGAAGAGGCCATGTCCTATGACGACGCCTTCAATCTCGAGCCGGCCCTGGGTTTTCTGATCCTCAATGCCATCAATGAAGTCAACGGCACAGGTAACACCCCCGCAAAGCGCTGACGGCCGCCGATGAATTCTGGCATGAGCTGGTGCTTAACGGTGTTGGCGGCCGCACCATCCGTGAAGCCAAGGAACGGCTGAGCTATCAGGAAGCGCAAGCCTGGGGGCTGTACATCCAGCGTTATGGCTCCCTGCACGGTGGTCGTCGTCTGGAAGCCTGCAGTGCCATGCTGGCCCTGCAGCTACACCGTCAGAGTGGAGGCACCGCCGAGTTGATCGACTTCATGCCACATGAGCGACGCCTGGGCGTGTCGCTCGAGCAGGCAATGAGTGAGTGGCACTGATGTCGGTGCCGCCTTTAATCCACGAAACCCGCTACGGCGGGTTTTTTTATGAGGAGTAGGGCTATGGCAAATGCATACGCTTCAAGCCCGACATTCGACTTCACCAGCCTAGAGCAGATGCTGGCCAAGGCATCTCGAATCAGCGACAAGAATTTGCGAGAAATGCAACGACGGGTCGAAGCATTCGGACAGCGGTACCTGCAAACCTCCACAGCTCTGGCGCAGTCCACCTTGCAGGTATCGACCGATGCTTTCGCGCGCTTTGACCAGGCCGACCAGACGAGCGGCTTGATGCCCTGGCCAGATAATGGTGTGCCGATGGCGCAAGGTGCGGGTGATAGTAGCAAGACCCAGGCATCTAGCACGGTTTTCGGGCAGTGGATGCAAGGCGCGGATCAAGCCTGGGATGATTACCAGACCAAGGCCGGCGATGTGGCTACACAAACCAGGAAAGTGTTCGAAGACGCGTTTGCAAGCATGAACAAGTCTGTCGGTGAGTTTGCCTTGGGTGGCAGCTTGTCGTTTTCTTCATTTGCCAAGTCGGTAATGGCTGACATGGCCAAGATGGCAGCGCAAACCGCGATGTCCAAAGGTTTGAGCATGTTGCTCGGGTTTGCCGGAACGGCGATTTCCAGTTTCTTCAAAGGGCCGGCCCCCACAGCAGGAAGTGGGGACAAATCATTCTTCCAGCTAAATAGCACCGGGCTGAAGTATGGGCAACCCGTTACAACCGCAATGGCAGAGGGTGGCGTGTTTACCAATAGCGTTGCTACCGGACCGACGCTGGCGCCCATGGCCCTGTTTGGTGAGGCCGGACCGGAAGCGGTGATGCCGCTCAGACGAGGGGCAGATGGCAGCCTTGGTGTACGGGCAATCGGCACTGGTGGCACCAGCAGCAGTACTGAAGTGGTAATTCAGCAAACCATCAATGTTCCGCAGAACCAGCCTTCGGCTGGTGCTGGTGAAATGAATAGCCAGCGGCTGGCCAACGCCTACGCCAGTGCTGCGCGCCAGGGCGCTGCTGAGCAGATCGGTAGAGAACTGATGCCCGGCGGGCAGATCTGGGCCGCGATCCATGGCCGATAGATAGGAGAAAACACAGCAATGGAAACCTTTAGCTGGAGCCCGAAGACCGAGCCTACTGGCAATGTCGAATATCGCGTACGTACGTCGCAATTTGGTGATGGTTATCAGCAAGTGGTAGGGGATGGCCTCAACAGCAAGCGGCAGTCCTGGCCCCTTTCCTTCGTTGGCGATGAGCAACGAATCAAGGCTATTGTCGAGTTTCTCGATCGTCATGCCGGAGCGCGTTCATTCTACTGGACTGCACCTTTGGGGGAAAAAGGCCTGTATCGCTGCAAAAGCTATCAACCGACGGCGAAGGGCGGCGGATTGTATAGCTTAGCGGCAACCTTCGAACAGAGTTTTCACCCATGAAGGTTTATGAGGGAGTCACATCATGGCATTGACGGGAGACATTCAAAAACTCGAACCCGGTGCCGAGATCACCTTGTTCGAACTGGACGGTAGCGAGTTCGGTGCTAATACCTTGCGATTCCATGGACATGCCATTGCCCATACAACGGCAGAACTGGAATCAGTAGCGGTGGACGACAGTCAATTGCCGGCAAAATCCATCTGGTGGCAAGGGCAGGAATATGCAGCGTGGCCTGTGCAGATCGAGGGTATTGGCGCCAACAGTAATGGTCGAGCAACGCGTCCTACCTTTCGCGCAGGTAACGTCGATGGGCGTATTACAGCCTTGTGCCTGGCTTTCGAGGACTTGCTCAAGTTCAAATTGACTATCCGTCAGACATTGTCGCAATACCTGGATGCGAAGAACTTTGTTGAAGGGAACCTATCTGCCGATCCTACCCAGGAAGTTCTGGAAATCTGGTTTGTCGATCAAAAAACGGGCGAAGACGACGAACAGGTGCAATGGGAGTTGTCATCGCCTGGCGAAATCGATAGCCATGGTCTGCCAGGACGGCAAATGACTGCCTATTGCCACTGGGCAATGACAAATGGCTATCGTGGAGTGGACTGTGGTTATACCGGATTGGCACTGTTCGATGAGGATGATATGCAGGTGTCGGATCCAGCCAAGGATCAGTGCGGTGGTTCGCTTGCGTCCTGCAAAAAACGCTTTGGTGCAAATAATGAGCTGCCTTATGGCGGCTTTCCTGCGGTTTCGCTGATCGCCAGGAACTGAGCCATGGAGGCTTCAGTTTTGAGTGCAGTCATGGACCATGCCGCAGTCGAGTATCCTCATGAATGCTGTGGCCTGGTGATTGGGACAGCCGGTAAACACCACTATGTTCCTTGCCTGAACAGTGCCTGCGAACCCCATGAAGAATTCCGCATCGACCCGCGAGACTATGCGGCGGCGGAAGCGTTGGGCGAGGTACTAGCCATAGTCCATTCGCATCCAGATGCCAGTAGTCGACCTTCAGCGCGCGATCTGGCGATGTGCGAGCTAACAGGAGTGCCCTGGCACATCCTGTCCTGGCCGGAGGGAGATTTGCGAACGATCATGCCCAAGGGCCACACCGCGTTGCTTGGACGGCCCTTTGTCCATGGTGCTTGGGATTGCTGGCAGGTTTGCGCGGATTGGTATGAACGAGAGTGGGGGCTGACTTTCACGCAGTACACGCGAGAGGATGGCTGGTGGGAGCGCCATGACGGCCCCAGCTTGTACGAACAGCACTATAAGGTGGAAGGTTTTGAACGTGTGGACACGCCTCAGCGAGGTGATCTGATCGTCATGGCGGTTGGCCGTACCGCGCACCCGAATCATGCCGGAATCTATCTGGGACATGACCCAACACTACCAGGCGAGTCCTGGATCGCGACGGGAGCCGGGCCTTTTCTGTTGCATCATCTGTATGGCAGGCCTTCGCAAGTCATTGTGTTCGGTGGGCCCTGGCTTAGCCGAACGCGCCTAATTTTGCGCCATTGCAAGGCGCAGTCATGACCCGGATGTCCATTTATTTTTATTCACAGGAGGTTAACCATGTCGGCTGCTGCAGCCCAGTATCACCCGCTTACCACTGTGCGTTTAACCGGACAGTTGCGCCAGTTTGGTCGCAGCTTTCGGCTGGCTGTGCGAACTCCGCGAGAAGCGGTGAGGGCGTTGTGTGTGCAGGTACCAGGCTTTGAGCGATTTTTACTTAACGCCAATGCCCGTGGCCTGGAGTTCGCGGTTTTTCGTGATAAGCGTAATTTGTCCGAGCAGGAAATCGACTATCAGGGGGACGGGGCAATCACTCTGGCCCCCGTGATTGCTGGCAGCAAACGAGCTGGTGCACTGCAAACCATTATTGGTGTGGCGTTGATTGTCGTTGCCAGTGTGGCAACGGGCGGGGCAGGCATGGCGTTTTCCGCCGGCGGCCTGACCGGCGCGGCAGCGAACATGGGCCTTGCTTTCGCGGTTGGTGGCGTGGTGCAGATGCTCAGTCCGCAGGCCAAGGGCCTGACCCTCAGTGCCGGCCCAGAGAATACGCCTGGCTATGCCTTTGGTAGCGCTCGTAACACAACCGCGTCGGGTAATCCTGTGCCGTTGTGCATTGGTAAGCGTCGCTGGGGTGGTGCCGTGATCAGCGCTGCGATATACGCCGAGGACCGGATGTAGAGCGCGCCGAGCTTTCCCATACCGCCTATTGGCGGTTTTTTTACGCCTGGAGGAACATATGGGCGCATCGAAAAAGCCTGCAATCACTGGCCGCAAAGGCGGTGAAAAGAAACCCAAGACGCCTGTGGAGGCGCCAGATAGCCTGCGCTCTGTTGCGATGGCAAAAATGCTTGTCGCGGTGGGCGAAGGTGAGTTTGCCCAAGCGCCGTCCGCAGAGGACATCTACCTGGACGGTACGCCGCTGGTCGATGCCCGAGGGAACTATAATTTCCCCGGGGTTCGTTGGGAGTGGCGCAGTGGCTCGGTTGAACAGGAACACATTCCCGGTATTCCTTCGGTGGACGCGGAGTTCACTGAAGGGGTGGAGTTGCGCAGCGACAAGCCCTGGGTAAAGACCCTGAAAAAGCCGCACCTGTCCGCGATACGGCTGCGCTTTGCCTGGCCTATGCTGCAGGCAGTAGACAGCGCTGGCAATATCAATGGCCATCGTATCGACTACTTGGTCGAGGTAGCGACTGATGGCGGGGCCTTTCATGAGGTACTGCGCGATGCCGTGGACGGCAAGACCACCAGTACCTATGAGCGTACCCGTCGCATTGACTTACCCAAGGCTGAGGGCGAGTGGACTATCAAGGTCACTCGCCTGACTCCCAACCAGAACAACAACAAAGTTGCCGATACCATGCAGATCGCCGGCTACACGGAAGTGGTCGATGCCAAGCTGCGCTATCCGAACACGGCATTGTTGTACATCGAGTTTTCAGCAGAGCAGTTTCGTAACATTCCGGCAGTCACGGTCGAATGTCGCGGACGCAAATGGCAGGTACCTAGTAACTATGAGCCGCAGACCCGAACCTATTCGGGGATCTGGGACGGTACATTCAAGGAAGCGTGGACCGACAACCCTGCCTGGGTGACGTATGGCATCACTACCAATGACCGTTTCGGTCTTGGTCGTCGGATCAAACCCTGGATGGTCGACAAGTGGGAGCTGTATCGCATCGCGCAGTACTGTGACATGAACGTGCCTGACGGCAAGGGAGGTGAGGAGGCGCGATTCACTTGTAACCTTAACCTGCAAAGCAAGGCTGACGCTTGGTCACTGCTGCGCGATATTGCGGCAATCTATCGAGGCATGACCTACTGGGCACAGGGTCAGCTGTTTAGTCTTGCCGACATGCAGCGCGATACCGACTTCGATTTTGCCTATACCCGGGCCAATGTAATCGATGGCAAATTCAGTTACTCCAGTAGCTCTGAACGGGCACGATTCAGTCGAGCGCTGGTTAGCTACGATAATCCGCTCAACAACTACGACACCGATGTCACGGTCGTTACCGATCAGAAGTTGCAACGTCGCTATGGCGACAATCCGCTGGAAATCAGCGCCATAGGCTGCACGCGTGAGTCCGAGGCGCAGAGGCGTGGCAAATGGGCATTGCTGACCAATTCCCGAGATCGCAGCATCAGCTTCCGGGTAGGGCTGGACGGTCGGATTCCGCTGCCTGGTTATGTCGTCCCGGTAGCGGATGAGTTACTGGCCGGTCGGGCCATTGGTGGCCGTATCGCGGAGGCTCAGGGGCGGCAAATTACTCTGGATCGCGATACCCAGGCCAAGCCGGGGGATCGGCTCATACTCAATCTACCCAACGGTACCTGCCAGGCTCGTACAGTCGCTTCGGTGGCAGATCGGGTGCTGATCGTGCAGACCGCTTACTCGGTCGAGCCTGAAGCCGAACTGGTTTGGGCTCTGGATGCCGAGGAGTTGAGTGTGCCGCTGTACCGGGTCACCGGTGTGACCCGACCAGAGCCGGGCGTCTACGAGATCAATGCCGTCCAGTATGACCCGGATAAGTTCGCTCACATCGATACCGGTGCGAGGTTGGCCGAGCGGCCGATCAGCGTGCGCCCCATTACCCTGGTACCGGCGCCGGAAAACGTGATGCTTAGCGCCACGCATTCGGTCAGTCAAGGCATTGCCGTCAGCACTCTGAACATTGCCTGGCCTGCGGTCGCCGGGGCGCAAGCCTATGAGGTTGAATGGCGTAAGGACAATGGCAACTGGATCAGGTTGCCACGCACGGGCGCCTGTAATATCGAGGTCAGCGGGATATACGCTGGCGCTTATTTGGCACGGGTTCGTGCAATCAGCACGTTCGAGATCACCTCGATCTGGAAGACATCGATGCTTACCCCATTGAAGGGCAAGCAAGGTGTACCGCCAGCGGTCACCCATCTGACTGGTAAAAGTCTTGTCTACGGCATCGGTCTGAGTTGGGGGTTTCCTCAGGACTCTGCAGATACCCAACGCACCGAAATCTGGTTCAGCACCAATGCGTCCAGGGCTAATGCCAAAAAGCTGGGTGATTTTGCCTATCCACAAGCCAGTCATGAAATTCAGGGGCTAGCCGCTGGTGTCAGCTTCTTCTATTGGGCTCGATTGGTTGATCGTAGCGGTAACGAAGGTGCCTGGTTCCCCGAGGGCAATGGCATCAACGTCCAGTCCAGTTCCAATCAGAGTGAGTATGAGGCTTACTTCTCCGGCAAAATCGGGGAATCGGCATTGGGTAAGCATCTGTTTGATCGGATCAAACTCATCGATGGTGCCGGCCCAGGCTCGGTCAACCAGCGGCTCGAGTCTCTGGACAAAGACGTGCAGCAGCGTATCGAGGCGTTGGGTGAATTAGTCGATGCTCTGGAGTATGGGCCGAGCAAAACCTATGCTCTGGGTGATACGGTTCGCCTGCAGCAGCGCCTGTACCAGGCGCTCAAGGCTGTGCCGGTCAATACACCGCCGCCGGCAAGCGGTTTTTGGCTGGATATTGGCCAGGTAGTACGTGATTCCAATGGTCTGGCAGCGCGGGTCAGCTCTAGCGAAGCGCGTCTGACTGCTGCCGAAGGTGTAAACACATCCCAGGCTTCGCAGCTCACCGGGTTGCAGGCTGCGCTGAGTAACAAGGCCGACTCATCGGCACTCAACAACCTGTCGAGTAAAGTGACCGAAGCCCAAGGCAAGATCGATAGCCAGAGTTCTGCCCTGACGGCGCTAGCCAATAGAGTTACTGGCACCGAGAGTGTCAATGCTGCCCAGGCCACCGCACTTTCTGGGCTCGACAGCAAAGTTACGCAGCAAGGCAGTTCGATCACCGCCCAGGGCAGTGCCCTGACCAGCCTTACCAACCGTATTACATCGGCTGAAGGTGTCAACAGTGCCCAGGCTTCGGCAATCACATCACTGGATACCAAGGTCCAGCAGGTAGATGGCAAGCTCACCAGTCAAGCGAACCGGGTCGATGGCATCTACGCTCAGGTCAACCCGCCAATGGCCGGCAGCGCTGGTGATCTGGCAGGCTCGAGTCAAAGCTATGTTGGCGTCTGGTCCGAACAATCAGCTCGGATCGAGGACGGTCTGGCACTGGGCCGACGTATCGACACGGTTCAGGTGCTACAAGCCAATACCAGCGCATCGGTGCAGCAGATCAGCGAAGCGCAGGCGGGCACTGATAACCGGCTCAGGACAATGTGGTCGGTAAAAATGCAGGTGACCAGCGACAACAAACAGGTGGTCGCAGGGATAGGCCTGGGCATCGAAACAGATCCGGCAGGTGCAACCCAGAGCCAGTTCCTGGTGAGCGCTGATCGATTTGCGGTTGTCGGGACCCAGGCAGGTGGAGCGTTGTTTACGCCCTTTGCCGTACAGAATGGACAAGTGTTCATGAACTCGGCTTTTATCAAAGATGGCACCATCACCAGTGCCAAAATTGGGGACTCCATCCAGTCCACCCTTCTGGGCAACGGCGGGCAGCCAATCTGGAAGCTCGATAAGGCGGGATCCTTCACGGTGCGTGATAGCAGTGGCGTCGTGCGTGTGCAGATGGGGTTGCTGACATGAGCACGCTATATGGGTTGAGGACCTACAAGGAGGATGGAACCCTGGCGGTGGAGGTAACCGACAAAATGCTCAGGGTCATTCATTCGCAAGCCTTGGCGGCAGGTTCCAGTGGTTCGCTGGCATTGCCAGGTTTCAATGAAAGCAATGCCTCGGCCTATGTCATGACGCATCAATCCGATCGACGTCCTCCTTGGGCGGTGATGGGAAACGGTGCGGTGACATGGGGCGTTGAAAGCTGGTGGCCGGTGGCAGATCGGGCTTCAGGGACACTGTTTGTGGTGGCTAAACGATGAGTACTTATGGATTGCTGGTTCGCAATGCCGGTGGGGACGTCATCATCGACTCGACCTATCGCAACATGGCGCTGCTTCTGGAGCAGCAGATCAGTGTTACAACCACCGCTTACTACACGCTCAACTTCCCCACTGTCACCTCCGATGCTCCGCCTGTGCTAGCTGTTCGACGCTGGGAAAATCCGGGGTTGTTTTTCAACAGCGTTCAATTTCAAGGTCAGCCAGGCAACTGGACCGGGGCGATTCTGGGGTTTTCCGGATTGGATGCGCACACCTCCGGTACTGTCTGGATCAGACTTTACGCCTATGACCTGCCGGCGCTTACTGGCTATGGAATGAGAATTCGCAACAGCCAGCAGGAACTCGTTTTCGATTCGACACGGTTGCCCTTGACCTTCATGGGTGAACTCGAAGGCAAGCCCGAAAACTGGGTGCGTATTCGCGGTCAGCCGTTCGCCGGGGCAGGCCGGATAGATGTCTATCGCCCGGCTGTCTGGAACTGGCCAGCCGATGTTTACCTCGCAGTCGGGTTAGCGTTGGACCTCGAACTGGGCATGGTACGCGTGAATGGCAATCCATATCGAGCCTTGGTCTACATATGCTGGGGGTTCGCCACTGAAGGCTGGCCTCTCTTGATGCAAAGAGCGTACGCAGGCGTAAGTAACGCACCGGGTATCCCTGACGCTGTGTACTACAGCATGCCTGCTATACCGGTCATTCGAGTTTGAGAACCGGTACTTAAACGACACTTCAATCACCTTCTCGCTGATCGCGTTTATCGCGCTTCGGTCGTATTGTCGCGCACGGCGAGAAGGCCATCACATAGGATGAGTCTTAGCAATGACAATGCAAACAATCAACCTGGGCGCAGCACCCAGTGGTGAGGGTGGCGATACTGCACGCAGTGCCTGGGTGAAAACCCAGGCCAATTTCAATGAGGTTTACGAGCAGCTTGGCAGGTTGGGTAATGCCGCCAGCGCCAACATCGGTACTGAAGCCGGTCAGGTCATGGCCGTTGGAGCCGGTGGCTGGCTTGGTGCATCGATCAGTGACCAAGGTGACCTTCTAACCCGCCGCAAGACAGGAATCTATGGCTCCTACTACGGCGCCAATGCACCTCATCCTTCAATCCAGACCTTGTCGACACAATGGGGGCCAGACATGCGCTGGCAATCGCAGCTGGCGCTTGGTATTTCGGAAAACCGAGCGTTCTTTCGCTCGGTCATGCCCGAAGCGGGCGGTGGGACGGCATGGGCTGAGTTCTATCACACCGGCAACGTAACGCGTAGTTCTAGTGGCGCTTTGTCGGCCGCGTCGCCGATTGTTCGTATTGCCGACAATCACAATAGCCAGCGCGCGGACCTGTTGGAGCAATCCTTTGCGCCGGCGGGCCCATGGGGGGCTGTCAATGACGAAGCACGTGGGGTCACGGTGCAACGGCTGGACGTCGGCGTCTATAGCATCAGTGGCTGTCTGGGCCTGGCTCGGGAAGGCTGGCGGGTACAGGACCCTTGTTCGCCGGATGGCGGGCGCATGCTGGGTATAACTGAAAGCGAGCAACGTGAGGACGGTACGATAATTCTGCGATTGTTCAAACAACGCTGGGTGCTTGATGACCACGGTGATATGCAACTGGTCAAGGGGCAGGCATTGGACGTGCCTTTGCTTAGCTGGATCGATGTCCGGGTGCAAATGCCGGCAAGAGAGTCAATGGCGCTTCCACAGTCTCCCTTGACCTGACAGGAGAGAACGCCGCCTCAGTCAATACCTACGAAGGCAGCTTCAAGTTGCTGGCACCAGGGGGGCAGTATCTGGAAGCTACCGGCATGTCGTATGGAACGATGCTGACTGTTCCATACAGCCAGGGAGAGAAACGTGGTGGGCAACTGTTCTTCGGCCAGGTACCGGAAAGCCGGTTGGTGATTCGATCCGGCAGCTACGTCAGCGCTGGCTTCCATGTGATTTACCACACTGGGAATACCACCCGTGCCGCAGACGGCACCTTGAAGGCGATCTGAGTCATGACGCGAGCAGCAGTTAACATCCAGGGCAGTACCGGTGAGGTCATCAATGTGACTTCGCTGGGGAAGGCGGATATCTCCTGCCAACGTGTTGGCCCAGGCGAATATCAGGTGCTTGGCACGCTAGGTATGGTGCCTGCCCCTGAAGGCTGGGGGTACGTGCTCAACCCGGTAGACGCCGGCGTTGAAGTGGTTATTCGTCATGTCGCCCCCTTGTTGATAGTCCAGGTCAGCCGTGCAGACAAAGCGGTGGACCTTCAGCACCGTATTGACCTCCACGTGGCTGTAGAGCCGCTGCCGGCTGAGGTGCTCAAGGCACCGGAGCCTACCGCGCTAGAGAAGGTGCAAGGTGAAATGCTCAGGTTGCGTGATGGGGCAGACAAAGCGATTGCGCCATTGCAGGATGCCGTCGACATCGACGAGGCGAGCACGGTTGAGGTGGAGCAGCTCAAAGCCTGGAAGAGATACCGTGTCGCGTTGAATCGGATGCCGGATCAGGACGGTTTTCCCGAACAGCCAGACTGGCCAACAGCGCCTTCATGAACCGCCCCCTGGCGGCTATTTTTACTGATTTTTTGCGGATTTCATCTGGCCAGACCAACAAGGAGGTCGCGTTAATGCTGATCGATGAACTGCAACTACTGCAGATATTTCCCAACGCCCGCCTCAATGCGGGCGTTTTTCTACCTGCCTTGAACCTCGCCATGGCCCGTTGGGAAATCGATACCCCGCGGCGTCAAGCGGCCTTCCTCGCCCAGGTCGGCCATGAGTCCGGCCAGTTACGCTACGTCAAGGAGCTGGGCAATGACCGCTACCTGGCGCGCTACGACACTGGCACCCTGGCCCTGCGCCTGGGCAATACCGCCGAGGCGGATGGCGACGGTCAACTGTACTGCGGCCGGGGCCTGATCCAGGTCACCGGGCGCAACAACTACCGGGCCTGCAGCATGGCCCTGTTTGGCGACGAGCGCTTGCTCAAGCAGCCGCAATTGCTGGAGCAACCGCAATGGGCAGCCGAGTCTGCTGCCTGGTTCTGGCACTCGCGCGGCCTCAATCAACTGGCTGACCGCAGCGAGTTCAACCGCATCACCCGGCATATCAACGGCGGGCTCAATGGCCTGGAGGATCGCCTGAAACTCTGGGCGAGGGCCCGTGAGGTGCTGTGTTGAGCCGCTGGCAGTCGGGGGCATGCCTGCTGTTGACACTGCTGGCCTGTGCGCTGACCTGGCAGGTCCAGGGCTGGCGCATGGGCCGGCAACTGGCGGAGCAAGCCGAACAGCATGGTCGGGAGTGGCAAGCCCAGGCCGAGTCCGCTGCCGCGCAACTGGTCGCCGAACGCCTGCAACGCCAGGGGCTGGCGCAACGGCTGGAGCTCAGTGAGCAACAACATTATCAGGAGCTACTCGATGGCCAACAGACTCAGGCACGCCTGCGTGATCGCCTGGCTACTGCTGACTTGCGGCTGTCGGTCCTGGTCGAGCGCGACGCCGCCGGTTGCGCCGGCGTGCCTGCCGCCGCCGGCACCGGCAGCCTGGATCATGACCCCGTACGCGCCCGACTTGACCCGGCGCATGCTCGACGAATTGTCGCCATCACCGACGACGGTGACCGCGGACTGATCGCCTTGCGCGCTTGCCAGGCCTATGTGCGGGCGCTGGCGCAATGA